AACCAGTAAAGTTATATGTACCGGCTGCTATATTTTCTGTAGGGAATATTCTTAAAGTTGTATCGTTTACAAATGAAGATGATAAAGCTGCAGTAGAAGTAAAAGTTAAACTCCCTGTATCTATACTATCGCCTTCTGTATCAGAGAATACAAATTGATAAACATAATTAGCAGGTCTAGCTCCGTTAGTATTTAGGTTAGCTGATTGAGCTTGTGTAGTTACTGAAGGTCCAACGTTATCTGTTATGTTAACTGTAAATGTTTGTTGTGAAGTAGTACCAAAAGCATTAGAACCAGTTACAGATCCATTTAAAGTTCCTCCTCCTACGTCACTTGAACCAGATATATTTCTACTTAAAGTAATATATCCTGAACTATCTATTGCAAAGTCCGAAGATGGATTGACTGTAAACGTTACTGATTGATTAGCTGTTATTCTTGCAGTTGTTCCTTGGAATCCTGATGTGTTATCGTATATACTATCACCACTTACAGCAGATTCTATTGCATAAAATGATTGAACACCTGCTAAAGTAGGTGCTACATCGTCAGCTATTGATATTTCTATTGCAGCTGAAGCAGAAGTAGTATTAAATGCATCTGATACTGAAGCTGAATAGATATATGAGTTAATAAGGTCAGAATTAATAAATTGACTACCTTTTCTCGTAATAGCTCCAGTAGAACTCATTGAAAAAGGATCTTCGTCAGGATCTGACTGACTTACCCCTGTATATGTGCCTATACTTACCGGTGTTCCGTCTAATTCCAGTCCTGCTAGAGTAAAATTAGTAAATACTATTGTATCTCCTTCTGGATCTGAAGCTGCAATTTGTTTTGAACTATCTCCATCGTTTTCATCTTCACTAAACCCAGTTAAAGTTTGATTATTAAGTGTTGGTATAACATTATCTGTTACATTTATAGTAATAGGTAAAGAAGTTATAGCATCTGTGTCTTGACCTGCAATAAAATGTTCATCTGATGCAGATATTGAAAAACTATACGAAGAAGTTGTTTCAAAGTCTAAAGATGCTGTTGTTTGAGCAATACTTACATAAGTTCCATACTTAGTTATACTAAAATGATCGCCTGGTATTGAACTAGATGTAATAGTTATACTATCACTGTTAATATCGGTGAAATAAATCTTAGTAACCTCGCCAGTTGAAGCATTTTCATTTCTAGCTGTAGTAAAGGATGTAATAATTGATCCTCCTACTGATGTTTCTCTAAATACTGGTGCAGAATTAGCTGTTACATCTATATAAAGGTTTTGATTTATAGATGCTCCAAAGCTATCTGTTGCTTTAACAGGTACTAAGTGAGCATTTTGACCATCTCCTCTGTCTACTGTGTTAAATGATTCAACTATAGAAGATGTTAATAAAGTTACAGCACCATCCGAAGCTACATTGACGAATCCGTCTGTGTAGGAAGCTTGAGCGGAAAAGGTGATTACTTGTGCCTCTGGATCAGTGGCGGTTAAGGTATGTATGGAAGATCCAGAAGAAAGGAATTCAGCTATATTTACGTTCGCATTAGAAGTAAATGATGGTGCTGTATTAGGATAGAATACTTTTTCAATAAATTGTACTAAACTACCACTTGTTCCAGGATTAAATGAACTGGAAAACATAGAAGGTAGTTGTTCTTGAGAAATTATTCTGTTACCATTAAAGGTAGTTTCTGTGCTACTAAAACCTTGTCTAGCAGCTGAAGAAGATATAAAGGAATCAGCAATAAAAGAAGCAGAGTCAGCTTGTACTGCATGAGAAGAAGAAACTTCTGTTATTATTTCGTGAGAAGCAGATACTGCATAAGAAGCAGTAGCTACAGATATAGTTCCATCAGCTAAAGATGATGTATAACTATTAAAAGTAGTCTCATCTAGCTTTCCTGTACCTACTTCTTGTCCATTTACGTTAATAGACCCAGATACATTAAAAGAACCGGTAAGATTACCGTACGTTCCTAGATTACCACTTATTTGTTTCCACTTTATTAATGCCATTAGCTAACTAATTTTCCTGTTATCATAAATTCATCATCAGAATCTAAAGTAAAGTTTAGACTGCTGTTAAAAGTTATTATAACATTTGAACCGTCATCAGTAATAGAGTCAATAGCATCTATTTCTGCGGCAATACCGTTTACATATACGGTAAAATCATCTTTCTGTACTGCTGGAAACCCAGCTGGTACTGTAGCAAATGAAATACTCTCGAAAGTAACTACAGGATCTACTACTGATACAGTTGTATTGTTTGTAGTAAAAGCGTTATTAAGTGCTGTATATTCTTTTTGTTCTGGACTCATTGCTTCTTGTACTTCTGTTATTCTTGTTGCTGCTCTATCATAGAATCTTACTGATCTTGAATTAATTCTTGTTGATGAATATCTTCCCATAATAAATATTATATATCATTGATATCTTTTACTACTTCCATACCAAATAGTACAGCAGCCTTATTAAAGAACTTACTAGACCCTTGTGGTAGTGTATTTATACTGTTTGGAACTATATGTCCTAATAGATTAATACTAAATTCAGTTTTAACTGTTCTGTCTTCTCCTTGATTTAACGTAGTAGAAGTAGAGTAATTATCAATCATAGCTCTAAAACTAAACTTATCAGGGTTACCCCAGTAAGAATCAGAGGCGTAATTGATTGATTCTATTAATTTATTCATCTGTTCTATATACTGAGTAAATATAATACATGAATATACTATATTAACATAGTCAGGCATTACTACTCCTTGGTATTCTTTAGTTATAGACCTGTTATTAAGTACTGAAAATCTATCGTATGTGTTTTTCTTACTCCATTTCTTTTCAAATACACCAAACTGAGTTGGATTATTAGCATCCATCTTGTTACCAAGGTTTCTATTCTTTTCTATACTGTCTCTCTTTACCATAATCAACGGTAACTGTATTTTACCGTTTCTATCTCTATAAAAACCTTCCTTTTGTACTGAATGCCAACGTTCTGGTGAACCATATAATACAGGCACAGTCTTTTTAGCATTGTTTTGCATCACAGAAGGTTTAATTACGTTGTTAAAGTAGTAGAATATAGACTCATCTATATCTCTTAAACCTAAACTAAACTGTTTTACATTATCATCCTTTACAGATCTTTGCAATTCTCTCTTTTTTAAGTCGTTTATTGGTTGTTTAGAGCCACTATACGCTTCAACCCCATATGTTTGTATAGAGTCTTGAGATAATTGTTGTTGATTCTTAGGTAAAGGTTTATTATTTGGCATACTTTCTGTTTATATGCATCTTATATGCTCGTTTAAAGCTACTAAACACTTTAAATAGTTGTTCTAACTTTACATCCTGTGGATATTTACGAGTAACCTCTTTAAAGTCTTCATAAGACTCTTCTATGTTTTCAGCTAGTGATACTAAAGGTGTATATTTAACATCCCAGGTATATTGACCAGTATCCTTATTAAATCCTGTTTGTTTAGTTTTAAAATCAGGACTATCTTGTTTCCAACCGTCTTCTTTTTCGTTAAGTATGTCTTTTATCTTCATATCTTTAGTATTCTTGATTTTGAGCAAAAGTTATACCAGTTTGCTCTCTTCTGGTCTGGTGACAGTCTAATATTAGGGATATAGAGGTTCCAAATTTACTTCCATAGCTAGATAAGTTATAACTCTTATCTCTCCCTAAGAATAATTGGTTCTCTCTAATAGTATCCACTACATAGTAGTCTTCTTGCCAATTTAATATATCGCCCACCTCTGGTACTACTGAAACGTCTTCTAAATCACGTCTTAGCATAGCAAAAGAAGCTTCTCTACTTAGATCAGGTCCGAATTCATCTGTAGTTACAACTTGATCACCTCTAGTTATAAGACAATTGAGCTTTAATGGCTCTAAAAATGATTTTATCAGTCCTTCTCCGTATATATTTACTTCTGTATCTTCTATATTGAACTTATAGTATAGAATCTCTTGTTCTACTATGTCTTTAAGCAGTTCTCTATTGATACCTACTAATAAGTTAAAGTCTCTGTTAGATCCAAATAGCATTATACCTTCTCTATTGTTTGTTCACCTATTTTAACAAGTTTTACGTTAGGATACTTTGACATTGCTGTGTTTTTTAACGATTCAAAGGCTTCCATAGCGCTTTTTTGTGTAATAAGTTTTATTTTTAATGTTTCTACGTTCTCCATTGTACTATCAGCTACTGTTACTGTAGTAATACCGGGTAAAGCTCTTATTAAGTCAACTATTTGTGACTTATCACTGCCATCTTCATACATTACCTGTACCATTGCTTCATAAGTACTGTATTCTACTTCGCTAAGTATCTGCATTAACTTCATTATCCTATAAATATTGTCATTGGTACACCTTTTAGTGTAGTATTCATTGCTTCTGTTTGAGCAGCTTGTGATTCTAGCTGGCTTTGTTTAGAAGCTACTTGTAATAGTTCAGTTAACTCAGATAGAAGCTTTTCTTTCTCTGCTCTAGCATCAGTAAGTAAGTCTGCTTGGTTTAAAGTAGCCTCAGAACCAGGAACTGGTACCGTCTGATACTTACCACGTACATAAGCAAGTAATTCTTTAGCTAATGCTAAAGTATATCTATATATCCAGTCTCTACCTGGTGTATTTATCTTTAAAAATGTTGGATTGTCGTAAGGTACCTCTCCTACGTTAGTTATTTTATCTGTTCCGTCTTCAAATACTGCATCTGTTTTATCATCTGTCTCATAGTATTCAAAAAATAAACTACCTGCTCTTTTAGGTACAGGGAATAATTTTAATTTATTGTTAACCATTTCAAAAGAATAAGATGAACGTCTGATTTGATCATTAAATTCTATAGCTTGAACTTTAAGTATGTCGTATGATGCAGGCATTAGTAGGAAATTTATACCAGGACTGTAAGATCCAAAGTCAAAAGCGTCCATTAAAGACTGTATTCCGGTACCAGTACCAGCATAAGGGTCAAAATATCTAAGAATAGCTGGAGGAGACTCATAAAATACTCTTCTAATTTCTATACTACCTGTGATACCTTGATCAGTAGCCCAAGCGTCTAAGTCATAGTTCTGAACTGATGCAGTTAATGCTAAAGAACCAGTGTACCTAGTTACCTTACCACCTACTTCTGCTTCAGTGCCGTATTCTTGACTCATTTTAATCATTCTCTGTAAAGAAGGATTCACTAACTTACTATTAGCACTTGTAGTACTAGAAGCTCCTTCCATAGAAAGGTAATTCTCTCTAATCTTATATTGAAATACTAAATTACCGTAAGTTGTTACTGCTTCTTCAAAGCAAGCAAAGAAAGAACCAGATTGTAACTCTACATCCATCATAGGATATCCGAGTCTTGTAGCACAGAATTTAGATACTTTTACTGCTTCTGAAGCAAACTCTGCATCACTGTCATAGAATCCAAAAGGAGTCATGCCAGCAGAGAATGTAGCTGTACCGTCCCATATTTTTATTTCCGCCATACCTTACCGTTTTTATATAAATAGTACAAAAAAAAAGAGGCCCGTTAGGACCTCTCTTTCTTATTAAGAATTTAAGTAAATATTAGATCGAACTTAAGTCAGATACAAATATTTTACCGTAGAATTCTGGTCTGATCATCTTCTTAGCATATCTCGTCATTAGACCTTTTCTTGGTGTGAAAGTGTCTGGATCATATACTAGAGGAGTCATCATTAATGGTACATATGGTGCATATACAGCTCCTGTTTCTAGGAATTGTGAACCTCTGTATCCCATTAAGATAATGTTCTCAGTCATGTATGGATTCTTGTATACTTTGAATCTGTTCGCTAACGAACCAACTCTTTGTACACCCATATTAAACTCTTCTTGGTTTCCATCAGTGTTAGCAGCATATCCAGGAATTGATTCTAAGATAGTTGCAACGTTTGGAGAACATACTAGGAAGTTTGCTCCACCTCTAAGAGTTTTTTGGTGAATCTTGTTAGATACTTTTTGGATTTTAGTTCCTAAAGTTTGGAACCATTGTCCTTGAGTATTGTAGAATCCACCACCGTCTACTGCGCTAGTAGCCCAAGCAGATCCGTTCCAGTTTTTGTTAGACGCAGCTGACCATCTTTCAGTAGTGTTAGCATCTTGGATTAACATATCTAAAATCTCTAAGTCAATCTCCATTGAGATATATTCAGATAATAAAGAAGTTAATTCCGCTTCAGCATCAATACTGTGGTAAGCGTTAAGGTCTTGTGCAAATTCTGGCGTCCATTGTGCTTTTAATTTTCTAGTCTTAGCAACAATTGCTTCACTAGCTAATTTAACATCAATAGATGGAATAGAAATAGAAGGGTCAACGTTGTTACCGTCTCCACCGTCTGCTTCAAAGTCTCCTCTTGCGTTGTCAGTTGGTTGTTTGTGGTATACTAATGATCCACTTAATTCTGAATCTACTGTAGTGTCAGCTTTTGCAACAACGAATGTTACATCAGTTCCTGATACTGTAGTATATTTAGGGATAGTTACGTCAACAGAAGCAGATAATAATCTAAATGCTCTTACACCTTTAAGGTCAGCAGATAATCCACTAACTGATTTTGTAATAGTGTAGTAATCTCCAGGATTAACTCCGTCTTGGTAGTTAATAGATGCAGATGTAGCAGCTCCAGCTGATTCAGCTACAACAGCAGATTCACTATTGATAGTGTATCCAAACTGTCCAGCTCCGTATAAACCTCCTGATGCGTCAACGTCTTTTGCTAATTTACTGTTAGCAGTTGATACGTTTCCGTAAAGGTTGTCTCCAGCAGATCTTCCGTTTCTAGTGTCTCCATATTTGAAGTCTAAATAGAATACAAGACCTGATGGTAAATTCATTGGTTGTACAGATACGAAATCTTGTGCAACGATTTGAGCGAATACTTTTCTTACTAATGGTAAGACAACTCCAGCCCAGTTTTCACCTGCTCCAGCAGAGAAAGATGCTCCTCCTCCGTGTCCAGATGTGTTTGCTTCAGCGACTACTTGTTTTGCTTGATTCTCAAGGATAACAGCCATATTGTTTTTGACTTTTTCATCTTTGATACCTTCTAACAAACCAGAAGCACTCCACTTTTCAGCAAGTTTTACAGAGTCAGCTTGCATACTTTTGTAGTTGTTGCTGCTCTCTAATAATTGATTTAATTCCATGATTAAAAATAGTTATTAATTGTTAATTTAATTTTAAATAATACCGGCTAATTTTTGCATTCTTCTTACAGTGTCAGATACTTCAGAAATTACTTCTGGTTTAGCAGCTGTTGTTCCACCGGCTTTAGAAGCCATGCCTAATTTAGTTTTTGATTCCTTGATAGTCTTAGCAGATTCTTTTTTACCTACTACACTGTCAGAAACAGTTTCGAAAACTAGTTTCACCTCTTTAACGCTCTCTGCTTTATCAAAAGCAGCGATAATGTTAACTTTTTGACTTTCTGAAAGGTCGTTTGACTTGAAGATCTTGTTAACGTAAAGTAATTTAGAATTCAATAGATTAACCTCATTAAGGTCTTTCTTTAAAGTTTCGATAGTTTCTAAAGCTTCTTGTAAATCATTTGATTCTTCAGTTACTTCTTCAGTTACCTCTTCTTCCATCTTTTTGTCATCTTTCTTACCTTCGTCTTTGTGGTCTTCTTTAGCCTCTTCAACGTTTTCGTCTTTGTCGTCTTTCTTTGGAGCTTCGTCCATTTCTTTGTCGTCCTTAGCTTCTGCTACTTCTTCTGAAGTTTCAGCTTCTAATTCTTTAAGAAGTTCATCTAAATCGATTTCTTCTTCTTCTGCTCCGTCCATTGCTGGTTCTTCGATAGCTGGCTCATCGCCCATGCCTTCGATATCTCCACCGTCTAAGTCATCACCTGCAGGAATCTCTTCCTCTCCGTGACCACCTTCTTGAGCAATAATATCTCTTACTAAATCTTTGAACTGGTCAATAGATAGTTTAGAAATATCTTCGTCGCCGTCAGGCATATCGTCTTCGATAGGCTCTTCAGCTGGTTCTTCGTCGTGTTCTGCTTCGTCTTCAGATTCTTCTGAATCATCCTCTGCTTCTTCGACTTCTTCTTCAGCAACTGCGGCTGGTACTTCTTCTGCAATTTCTACCTCTTCTATAGCTTCGTCTTTTTTGTCTTCTTTAGGAGCTTCTTCGATAGTTTCCTCTACTTCAGATTCGTTTACTACTTCTTCTTCAACAGATGAATCTTCCATCTCTTGTAGTTTAGCAGCTAACATATCTTTAAGGTGAGGTGTCAAAGATTCTTCTAAAGCTTCCTTAGCGTTAGCAATAGCGGCTTCTCTTACAGATTTAGCTTCAGCAATAGCTTGCTTGAATAAATCTTTACTCATTGTAAAATTGTTTGTTGTTTCGTACGATTATTGGAATCGTAATGTGAAGTTAATAAATGTAATTGATACAGTATAGTGACTGTATATTCTTATATAAATATATACTGTTTACAAAAAACCTACTAGGCTCTTAATATATCGTTAATAAGGTTGTTAACTTTTTCGAATTTATTAGCTTTTACTTTACCTTCTTGTAAAGCTACAGGGTTCATAAAAGCACCGTGTGTAGATGGATTAGATACAAAATCCCAACATACTAATTCAAAGTCTGGTTGAACCTCTAATTGACCTTCGTTAGTCTGATTTACTGATCCAGTACCTCTAGATGAGATACCAATTGTATGTCCTGCTTTTATAATTTCTTTTACTATATTTCCTGCTGGTGTGTTTAATAGTTCGACTTTACCCATTAGATCGTTTCCTTTCCAGTAAAGCTCTTTTACTATATGAGACGCATTCTTTAGAGACACTACAGGAGTTTCAGGATGATCTAATTCTCCGAATGCATTACCTCTCTCAACAAATTCTTTTATATACTTAGAAGCTTCTCTTTCTAATATAGCTTTTGAATATACCCTACCGTTTTGATTTTCCGCAACTGCTCTTTGCATAACACCCTCAACTTCAAATACTCCTGGTCTTTCTTTAGACTCTCTAAGTACTGATTTAAATGGGGTAACGTCTACTAATAGTTGTGCCATATTATTTATTTTCGTTTACACCGAACATTGTCTGTTTAGGTTGTTCTTCGATATCTCCTGCTGCTTTAGCTGCTGCAATGTCAGCTGATGAAATTGTCTTTACTTGAGGTAAACTAATATCTCTAGCAGATAATTTTCTTACTGGATTAAGATCTCTAAAGAAAGCTGATTCGATAGCAGGTGCTAAAAATGCTCCTACTTTCATTCCGTCTGGGGTTTCTATTTGTCCTATCTTATCCATAGAGTTTTGAACTCTTTCTCTTACTTTAGAAAAATAACCTTCCATATCAGTTACGATATTCTCTAGGTCATTTATTACTACTTGCATTCCTTTATAGTCTCCGTATTTGTCTCCTATATCAGATAATTTAGCAGTAGCTGCTTCATTAAGTAAAGATTCTTTAATAATCTTTTTTATAGCTTCTTTTAACTGCTCATCTTTACCCATCGCTTTTTTAATTGCTTTATCCTTAGCAGCCATATAATCATCTCCATCAATGTCTCCGTCTCCATCATGATCTTTACCTTTAGCTTCAAAATTATAAGTATCTGTTACATCGTCTCTATTGATAGCTTCAAATTCTCTTATAAATTCTTCCCAATGGTCTTTATAGGCATAATCGAATACGTTAGCTTGACCGGTCTTACCTTGCAATTCTTTTTCGTCTTGTTTAAAAGTTTCACTAGACAAATAGTCTTCTAATATATCGTCATATTTTTTATCAAAGATAATACTAAAGAATTCATGTTCGTGTTGATCAATTGAATGTCCTTCTACTTCTTTTAGCTCTTCTTCTTCTTCGTCTATGACTTCTTTCATTTTGGCAAGTTTCAAAGCATCTTTTTCAGCGCTTTGTCTTTCCATATCTTTAATCTTATCAGCAGCTCCTCTAAGTTTATCAACTGATACTCCTAGTTTGTTTGCTAAGTCTTCTAATTTACCTTCTTTTAATAGTTTAGCTAATTCAGCTTTATTCTCTCTTAAGTCAGCTTTTTTTAATCCATTGAAAGTATCTACATCTTTTGCTCCTCTTTTAGTTTCAACTGGTTTATCATGTTTATCGACTTTAGATGATTCACCTGATACTAGATTAAGGTAGTGCATTGGATCGTTTAATAAGTTTTTATGAGCAAGATCTTTTGCTGCATCATAGTCTTCTAACTTAATATTGGCTCCTGCATGTACTTCGATACCTTTTGAATTTAGTTCATATCTAATACCTCTTTGAAATGCCTCGTCATTATACGGTAATGAAGGAGCTTCTTCTTTAACTTCCTCTGCAACTACTTCTTTCTTATCTTCAAATAGTAAACCTCTATTTTTAAGAATTTGAACTGAGTCTTCGAATCCGTTGAACTGAGTTATGTGTTGTGGGTGTGCAAGTCTCATTTGTCTTACAAATTCACCTTTTGCCATATTACCTTCTAATACGGCTCTGTACTTTTCTGTTACTGTTACTTGTCTCATTTTTTATAAATAATCAAATCCTTTAGTATGTGATGGTCGTTTAGGACGACTAACCTGTTTGAAACCTAACTTAGTTAAAGTTTTTTTAGCTCTTGTTGCTTTACCGAAAGCTGCAGGTGTTGCATAATTCATCCCATCTCCGGGAGTAAATGTAGCTGTTCCTCCAGTTACGTTAGCTTCATCTAATTCTTGCATTACTTCTCTAACTAACTCCTTTAGTTTAGAACGGGTCATAATTTACTTAACTCGTTGACTAGTTCGTAATACTGCATTAAATTTACTAGATGAGTATCGTTTACTTTTTCAGTAGATTTAAGAGGTTGAATGCTCTTAGATACTTCATCTAATTTAATCTTTATAATATCATCAGTTACTTTATCTCCTAGTTTTTTTACTTCTTCAGAGATCTTTTTTAATTCTTTATTTACTAATGTAAATAATTTTTTACTAGAATTAACTGATGTAATAAATTCTTTTAAAATATTCTTTTGTTCTGGTAATAAGTCTATGTATTTCTCATTAAACTTTTCTAATAGAATTTTAAACGTTAAAAGCTTTAAATCCTTATCATACTTACCGTATTGCTCAATAAGAGAATCTTTTACATCTTCTTCATTTTGTTTCTTAGATGTTAAATGCTCTAATAGAGTTGTTTTATTATTAATTAAAAAGCTAGGGTCAACTATATTAGAATTATTCTGTGCTTCTAATAAACAGTATAGAGACGCTAATGCTTTATAATCTCTTACATCAACAGTAAAAAATTCGTCGATGTTATATTTTTCTTTTATTTCTGATATCAAAGCATACTTTTGTTCTTTAAGTAATTTTTGATTAAATTTTCTAGATACCTCTGTAATAGTAGAAATGATCGTTTCTGCTTTAGCTTGAGATACAGAATTGTTTTTAACTACAAATTCGTATAGCTTGTATTCTTTAGCTAGAGTAGTTTTACCGCTATAGTACTTTTTTAATATTTGAATAGCACTTGACTCTTTATTTTCAAGTACGTCTGCTGCGATTTGCTTTACAAGCAGCTCATATATCAAACCAGTATTGCGATACTTTGAATGTTTTATCCTCATTGTATACGTTTACTATATATAAATATGTATTAATTCTCTAAATCTTTAATATTGTCTTCGCTTAACATCTTTGCTTCTTTAGCAGAAGATTTTTTAAATACAATATCTTTAAAGAGTTCTTTGTTTCTAAGGTAGACTGTGTTTGTTTTTACATTTTCAGCTACTTTATCATTATCGGAGTCAAATCCACCGTGCATTCCATGTACTCCTAGAGGATCACGACCTCCTATTGCATCGTTAGTTCCATATATAGATGCTTTTTCTGTTGGTCTTCCACCTTCTGGTCCAGGTTCTCCCCATTTAGGTGCTTCTTCATACCCTTGAGGTACTTCGTCTTGTCCAGCACCTTTTGCTGTTGGAGTAGCTCTTCTACCGTACATAGAAGCTAAATCGTGTGGTGTACCGTAAGTAGCACCAGACTTAGCAGGATCATTACCTTCCCCTTCTATTTGAGCTATTCTAAATGCTCTTTTAGAATCTTCTCTAACTAGGTCTCTCATTTCCATATACTTGTCTTCTGATAAATCAAATATCTTTTCATATATGTAATCTGAAGAGAAAAGCTTAGAGTCTTGCATTTGAGCAGCTAAATCTACCTTTTCTTTAAGTAAAGCTATTTTTTCTTGTTCAAATATAATTGAAGGTGTAGTTAACTTAATTTCGAAGTTAGTTAAGCTTTCACCAGAGAATCCTTGAGAGTATAAATGAACTAGAGCAATCTTAGTTAACTCTGATTCCATTATCTTTTGTATTCTTTCTACTGTTCTAGCAAATCTAATGTCTTCTGCTGCTAATGTAGCTTTACCTGATAATTCTCCTTCGTATCCAAAGTATGCTTTTGGAACCTTAAGAGCTGCAAACATCTTCTTTAATAGGTAATCAACGTCATTTGTACCGTCATAATCTAATCCCTTAGTAGTTTCAATTCTAGTAGAAGTATCACCTCCTCTTACAGGTAGATAGAAATCTTCCATCATATTCTGCATATTGAAACGTAAGTTGTATTGACCATCTTCTCCTACATATGGAGTCTTTTTCATCTGATTCATGGTCTTTTGCATGAATTGCTCTACTTCATTAGGTGGTACATTACCTACATTAATATAGAACATTCTTTTCTCAGGTGCTCTCATTATACGATGAATTAACATCGCATCTTCCATTAATGTTACTTGCTTGAAAATCTTTCTAGCAGGTTCTATATATGATCTACCGTAAGGTAAGTAAGCAGTATCTGAGATTAATCTAAAGTGAGCAACTTCGTAATTATCAAAGTCAACTACTCTTCTATCGTTCTTTCTCTTTGGTAAGTAGTTAGGGTGTTGAGAAGAAGCTAATCCATCAGGATCTAATTGAAATATTACTTTTGCAGGATTCTCAGGATCTTCACCTTCTCTTCTTACCATATGATATACAGTATAAGGTAGTACATTATAGATACCGAATTTTTCAGATATCTCTAATTTTAAGAAAAAGTCACCATACTTACACATTTGACGTGTCCATGACCATAGGTTAAATTCTATGTTTAGAACGTCATAAAATAAATTATATAGTACTCTTTGTATGTTTTCGTCAGAGGATTGAATTTGTAGAATCTCTCCTTGATCATTCTTAACTGTAGCTTCATCAGCTATAATATCTAGAGTAGAAGCAATTAATGGATCAGTGTCCATTGCCTCATAATCTGAGTATAATTGTATTCTTAACGTTTGATAGTTAAGATTAGGGTTAAAAATATTCTTGTTGTTATAGATATAAAGTCTACTAAATCTATCTACTAAAGAGTTAGTTTGGTATCTACCAGTTGTCTGTATCTGATTTACATCAGCTATCTTTAGCTCTCTACCGCCTACATTTCTAACAACTATATCGTTAGAAAATAATCTTCGTAGTCTGCCAAATAAGGATTTGTCCGCCATTAATGTACGTTTTTAATAAATAGTCTATTTTAATAACCAGGAGATATCTTCTTCGCCTCCAGGTGTCTTTATAAGATACGGATTATCTGTCGGCTTTCCAACTTTCATCACAGCTTGGTTTCTAGAATTAAGGTTAGAAAAAGAAGATAATGAAGCTCTTGCTAGGTCCATACCTTGTTGTCTGAGTCTTAAAGCAGTATCTCTTACATATAAAGCTGTACCGAAACACATTATTAAGTCATCATTATATCTATCTTGTGCTTGAGCCTTTCCATTTTTCCATATGAATACTCTCATCTCACTTAATAGTCTCTTAGATTGAATCAAAACACCTTTATCTCTAACGTATTCGATCATCTTAGCTATAACTAGTGGTCTAGTTTTAGATGACATAGTAAAACCAGGAACAAGTTTATCTCTTTCAAACTTAGTCATATACGATTCTACAGTGTCTCTATTGTTAGTTGGACTGTAATATAGGTTTCTATATTCTCTTTCCATTATTTGTTCAATGGTAGCCCAACCAATATTTGCGTTTTCTACTACTAAAAGTGCATCATTATACTCAGCTGCTACTCCTACTAGTATATTTCCAAAATCTTTAGGTGATATCTTACCTTTATATTCTCCTACTTGATTACATTCTTCTATATCAAATATATGGAATGCTGAGTAATCCGTAGCATCTCCTCTCGCTACATCCGCTACAACCATATACGATTTACTATAGTCAACTCCTTCCCATATCCATAAATTACTATCAACTCCTCTTTTCTCCATAGGATCTTTTTGATAAGTCTCATCATAGAAGGTCATATCTTCTGGTTCAAATACTGTATCACCTGAGGATAAGAAGTCACAGTCACATTCCTGTCCTGCCATTCTAGGTCCTAAATCTCTATCTTGTTGTTGTCTCCACTCTTCGTTTCTTTCCGGATGTACTGTCCATGGTAATTTTATAGGTAAGAAACTATTCTCTCCTGTTTCAGCTTTTTCCCATGTTTGATGGAACCAGTTACCTATACCGTTAGGAGTAGATAAAGCCATACATTGTCCACCAGTTGCTAGTGTTTGTTGTGCAGCAGCAAATGTTTCTTCAATGTTATCAATGAAAGCAGCTTCATCTATTACTAGCAAAGATACCGCTTCCGATCTAGCAGCATCAGCGTTAGAAGACTTAGCTTGTATCTTAGAGCCGTTCTTAAGTCTTAAAGATAGTTTATTCTTTTCTACTGATCTCAATCTTAGCCACTTTGGTAGTTGGTCATACATAAAGATAACCTTTGTTACCAAGTTACGAGCAGTAGCTTGAGTGGTTGCTAATGCTAAAACGTTTTTATCTTTATGAAATATCATTAACCAGAGACTGTATGCTGAAGATAAGGTAGATATTCCTAGCTGTCTTGATTTAAGAGTAATTAAGTATTGTTGGTCTTTGAAGTGTTCTAATACTTTTTCCTGAAATGGATATAAGTTAAAAAGAATACGTCCACGAGTAGGGTGCTGTATATAACAGTACTTCTTCATGAAGTAGATAGGATCTCTAGCGCACTTTAAGTATTCTTGTGCTACTATCTTTTTAATATTTTGTGCCATAACTATTTAGAAAGCATAGGACCATTGAGGGTGTCCGTCTTTCATATTTATTTTTATACTGTTTCCAAGTAATCCTATGATAGTAGTGGAAGGTATTTTAATAAAATTACCAGATTTATCATTGAGAAATAATATTTCATCGAATTTTTCTGATTCTATATATAACTTTACAAAACGTTTGCAAAATTCTAATTCATACCCATCTGCATTAATGCTGTTACCTTCTTTAAAATTTTTTAATTGCAAGCCAGATAAATCTACACCTACGAATACTCTATTTATTGCTTCATCTGCTACTTCTATTACCTTGTCTATAAGTTCAGGATTTTCTTTCATAGCATAATCTAAAACTAAATTAATTCTATGAAATACTCTTTTCCCAGATACTGAAGATACATTAATGGGAGTGCTGAGTAGGTTATTTACTTTTTCTACAAAATATTTTGTGAATACAAAGTTTGCATTTTTACTAAAAGGTACTTTTTGACCAGCAGGTCTTGCAGCACTATTTTTTACTTCTATAGTTTTACCTCCTCCTGTTATATCTCCATGTGGAGCATCTGTTTTTACATCAGAAATTAAAGTGCCAAGATATATTTCTCCTTTCCCTGTTGCTACATTTCCCATGGATGGCTTTTTATCCATCAAGTATTTTAAAGTTTCTTGTGAAAATTTGCCAGCAAACATTTTATATAGGTTTCCTGATTTACCAAGTGATTCGTAGTTTGGGAGTTTATTTAATAGAGCGTGATAGTTTTGTATATCTCCGTTATCTATCAATTCATTGTATATGTACTTTGATATTGCTGATATAGCTTTTCCTTTTGAGTTAAGATGGTTCATAATATCATCCCTGTACGCTATAGATGAAACTCGATTGAGTATTCCTTTAAGTTGTTCGGGAGTAAATTCACCATTTTGGATAGTTTTAATCAATTCATCTTTTGAAACTTCACCGTCTGTGTCTATTAACTCTAAAAGTAACAGACCTAATACAGTTTTATCTTCTTTACTATCCATTGAGGGAGTACCTGTTTTAGATCTCCATGCCCATTCAGTATATAGTTTATTTACTACGTTCATATTATGCGTCTGGTTCTTCACCTGCTTCGAAGTCTACAGGTTCATCAGATAAATCAGCTCCACCTACGTCATCTGCTCCTAAATCATCACCTCCGAGGTCATCTCCTCCTGTATCTGCTCCTCCTTCATCACCGGGAAAGTCGCCTCCACCTCCACCACCGCCGCCGGTGTCAATGTCTGCTGGTTCTCCTTCACCTGCTCCGCTCATTGGTGCTTCTCTGTATAGTACTTCTAATTTATCTAATGCTTGTTGGTATTCTGATATGTTACTTAGGTAATACCTTTTACCTAGTATAGTTGCTTGAAAGCCTTCGCCCATCCATTTTAAGATATAGTCTTGGCCGTTCTTTAAGTTAACTCTAAAAGAGCTAGGACGAGGTGATACCCAGTCAATACTCTCTACAAAGTCTTTAAAGTCTTCTGTTTGTAATTTTATAATAGCTGCTTTAACTGTAGGAAACTTACCTAATATTTTATCAGTAGCATCTTCTAATACAGTTTCTTCAGGAGCATCCATGTCAGGAGTTTCTTCTGGTGTTGGTTCTTCATCACCTTCAGCTTCATTCTGAGCTATCATTGGTCTGATTTGATCTTGAGATATAAAATGATCTTTATCGTCTACATTATATTCAGGTTTACTTAAACCAGGGTTATCAGACTTTTCATCTTTATCATAATCCTCTAATTCGTCTAATAGACTCTCTTTAAGAACTTCTTCGTACGCCTCTAGAATAATATTTTCTAATTTAGCTTTGTTCATCTTACTTCTTTTTCTTTTTATATCCTTTATGCCAGTGTTCATTAGATGTTTTAATCTCTAATTCACTAACTGGTATATCTTCTACTGTTTTGCCGCTTTCAAATAAAACGTCGTAATGAGTAACTACATGTTTCTCTCCTTCTTTTACTAAAGTGTGTTTTTCTGGTATACAATCACCTTTCCCGTATTTCTCATGTACTACTTTAGCAGCACAATCGTGAGCAAATCCAGGTCCAGCTTCTTTTACTATTTCACTACCTTTAATTCTACTATGTGCTATTCCGTATACATCTCCATTTCCGAAATCTACGGTAGCTTGAGTATCTGATATTTTGATTACTTTTCCTTTTTTACCGTCTTTAGTAAGTACGTCTCCTACTTTGACTTCTTGTAATGGATTTTCTGCATCTTGTCCTTGATATTTAGTATCTTTAAATACTTTTGATGACTTAGCTAGTCCTGCAACAAATCTTTTAAGTAGTCTACCTGGTACGTGTATGTATCTAGCATCAGCTCCATAACCTGAATATTTTTCAGTTATCTGTATTCCACTATTAGTTCTTGTGAATTGAAAATCTTTATCTATATGTAAGTCTGTTCCTTCGTATAAATCACTTTCTCCTTCTTCCATGTAATCTTCTAGATTCTTATCGACTGGTAATTGAAACTTATCTGCTAAAGCTAATACTATTTCTGCTGCTGCATCTCTTTCTGATATATCATCATTGTTAGACATATTTTGTACAGCTTTTAATACATCATCAAAATCTCCTCTACCTTCATCTAGTTCTTGATCTCTACCTGTTCCTGCTATTTTATCATCTTGTTTAGCTAATAGCTCTTTATACTTAGCGTTTATTTGTTTTACTTTTTTAATAAACTTAATTCTCTTAGGATCATCTTGAGGTAATTTATTCATAGAAGGAGCTAAATCCTTGATAAATTTTCTGCCTTGAATAATCTTATCCATCTCAGAATTCTCTTCTAATTGAAAATCATCAATATCTGAATATAATACTTCATGTTCTCCTCCATCTTGATCTACTGCAAATACAGAGTAATCACCCCACATATCAGCATTATCGTCATTGCCATTTTTAGGATTATAGATAATTAAATACTTATCATCATGAGTTCTAATCATAGCATCGTCTGCTTGTCCTAAGTATGCTAATAGTTTTTCTTTTGAGTACTCTTCAGCTATATCCTCTTCTTTAATGCCTTTTTCTTTAGCAATTAAATTTTGAATAGCTATAATTTTATCTTTTTCTGGATGATTTTCTAATCTATCAGCTTCTTTAGCATCAGAATATTCTTTATCGTTCATTTCTTGCATTTGTTTAAAATATTTTGTCATCTCGTTTTTAACAAGCTCTGTGTTTATAAAAGGTTCTCCAGAAGGTTTAACTCCTACATCAGAAAGAACTATATCTTCACCGTCTGCTAAAAATATTAGTTCGTTTCCTTCTATTTGAAACCTGTATGAAACTTCAGCATCGTTTTTATATATAATATGTACTGTAAAAGCTTCTGGTATATTAGGAGATAGAGCTGATGAAAATACTTTTTTAATTTTAGCTCCTGATACTTCATCTCCTGAAGAATGTACTGCTTGTACAATTGCTTTACCGGCTTTACTAGCTATGATAGAAAGATGTTCTTTACTTAATTTTACGTTTTCTTCTTCATCCATATTAGATTTAGATATCTTTTGACCTTTATCTTCTTTATAGTAGTCTGGATCTTCGTAATAATCATCTTCTTCTCTTCTACGTTTTTCGTAATCTGTTACGTGATCGTCGTCTCTATCGTTATAACCTTCGTTTGTTCCTTTTATTTTTGCTATTGCAGCATCTATCTTATTAAGCATATCTCCATACTTATCTGCTATTGGACCTCCTTCTGGTTCAGCTTCCTGCTCCATATCTCTCATTACCTGGTCTCTTTTAGTTTGAAGTTTAGATAATATAGCTGTCTTTTTACCAGAATGTCTTTCACCA